GCAGAACAAAATGTAAATGATTTCCACCCAATTAGTTTGCCATGGAATGTACACCCAGAGCGAGACAAAGAGTGGTTTGAGAAAGAAACAAGAAATATGTCTCGCCGACAAATAGCCCAAGAGCTAGAGTGTAACTTTAACGCATCTGGAGAAACGGTTATCCACCCAGATGATCTTGAAAGAATGCTTAACGATGTTAAAGAGCCGACTTATAGAACTGGCTTTGATAGAAATTTATGGATCTGGGAAAAACACTCTCCAGACTCTTCATATCTTTTAGCTGCCGATGTTGCAAGAGGAGACGCGTCAGACTTTTCTGTATTTCATGTTGTAAAAATTGATACAATGGAGATTGTGGCTGAATATAGAGGTAAGCCCAACTTGGAGCAATTTGCACACATTGTTGATAACACTGGGAGAGAATATGGAAATTGCATGGCGGTTGTGGAAAATAATAGTCTTGGAATATCTATTTTAGAAAAGCTGCAAGACAGAGAATATCCCAATCTTTATTATTCCATCAAAGGCTCGCATGAATATATCGAGCCGTTGTTGGCGGAAAATGTTAGCAACTCTATTCCTGGATTCACAACATCTTCAAAGACAAAACCACTGATTATTGCGAAAATGGAGGAGTTCATACGCAATAAACTAATTACAATATATTCCTCTCGTACTATTGAGGAGTTTAAAACATTTATTTGGAACAACAACAGAGCAGAAGCAATGAGGTCATATCATGATGACCTGGTTATGGCGCTTGCAATAGGGTGCTGGGTTAGAGATACAGCGTTGGAAGTTAATAAAAAAGATTTAGAATATAGTAAAGTTATGATAGACGCAATGAAGACCTCAAAATCGATAATGACAACAACTATTTCCGGCATGGAAGGACACAGAATAAGTCCGATAAGCCAAGAGGCGCTTGAGGCAAGAGAACAACAGAAAGAATTTTTATGGTTATTGAAGGGCTAATAAATGGCGAGTAATAGAAGAAATCCAAGAAATCCAAGATCGGAATTGTTTAAAAACTTAACTAAACTTTTCTCCGGTCCGATTGTAAATTATAGAACCCAAACGGGCCGTCGCCTGAGAAGGCATCAGCTAGACAAGTTTGGTAGCAAATTCAGATCCGCTAGCGGACAACAGTTTAAGAGAAGTAATTATCTGCCTTTTGGGAATTTGCAGCCGCAGATAATGAACAACCACAACCGCGCTGAACGGTATGTTGACTTTGATCAGATGGAGTATACGCCAGAAATAGCTTCTGCGCTCGATATATATGCCGATGAGATGACAACACATTCAAAGATCCAACCAATGTTGACCATTAAGTGCTCAAATGAAGAAATTAAGGCCGTATTGCACTCTCTTTATCATAATATCATGAATATACAACACAACCTATTTGGTTGGTGTCGCTCTATGTGCAAATATGGAGATTTTTTCTTATATTTGGATGTCGATGAAAAATATGGAATTCGTACCGTCATAGGCTTGCCCATTCAAGAGGTTGAGCGGCTAGAGGGAGAGGACAAATCGAACCCAGATTATATCCAGTTCCAGTGGAACTCGGCCGGCCTGACGCTAGAAAACTGGCAAATGGCCCACTTCAGGGTGTTGGGTAATGATAAATATGTTCCATATGGAACCTCTTGTTTGGAACCGGCTCGACGCATTTGGAGACAGCTTACTCTTCTTGAAGATGCCATGATGGCATACCGTATTGTTCGAGCCCCTGATCGCCGCGTTTTCAAGATTGATGTTGGCAGCATTCCAGCCGATGAAGTTGAACAATATATGCAAAAAGTTATGTCGCAAATGAAGCGAAATCAAGTTGTTGACGAAAATACTGGCAGAGTTGACCTCCGATATAACCCTCTTTCCATTGAAGAAGATTATTTTATTCCTGTTAGGGGCACCACATCATCTGATGTGTCTGCGCTTCCCGGTGGGTCATATACGGGCGATATTGAAGATGTTAAATATTTGAGAGACAAACTATTCTCAGCATTAAAAGTCCCCGCATCCTACCTTACAAACGCAGAGGGCGCAGAAGAAGACAAGACAACCCTCGCTCAGAAAGATGTTCGGTTTGCTCGCACCATCCAGAGGCTGCAACGAGCAGTCGTTACAGAGCTTGAAAAGATCGGTATCATTCATTTACATACCATGGGCTTCAAGGGGGACGATCTTCTTTCTTTTGAATTATCATTAACTAACCCTTCGAAGATCGCTGAGTTACAAGAGCTTGAGCATTGGTCTACTAAATTTGATGTTGCTGCAAACGCAACCGAGGGTTTCTTTTCACGACGGTGGATTGCGGAGCATGTATTCGCAATGTCAGAGGATGATTTCTTGAGAAATCAGAGAGAGCTATTCTATGACCGCAAGTTTGATGCTACGCTCATGGCCACGGCTGAGGCAGCCGGTGAAATGGCATCCGGAGGCCCCGGAGGCGGCATGCCAGGCGATATGCCGGCAGCGCCAGGCGGCATGCCACCAGAAGAGGCTACGCCAGAAGAGGCTCCACCAGAAGAAGAACCAGGCCCAGAAGAGGGAGAGGGGGAGCTTCTTACAACAACTCCTGAATCTGCTGCCGGAGAGGGTGGCGGCGGAGGAGAAGAAGAAGCCCCGCCCGGCCGTCGCGAAGATGGCTGGTATTCGCCAAGGTCCAAAGGCAAAATGTATTTCCCAGTCAAGGTAGATGGGCGCCAGTTTGGAGGCCGACGCAGAAATTACAATAGTGTAGCTTCTCCTGAATTGTCTTTTAGGACTATATATCCTGGATATAGTGGAGTTACTGGCCTAAGATCCTTATCAAAGGGGCTATTTGAGGACGAAGAACCTATTTATAACAAAGCTGAACTATTAGAAGAGAGAAAACTTTTTATGTCAGAAAACGAAGTGCGCCAATTGCTTGAGAGTATGAATAAGATGGGGGCCGAAGATAATGAGACTTAGGCACAATAAGAAAAGAAATACCGCTTTTTTATACGAGACTTTGATAAAGGAACTTACAAGGTCAATAATTCACAAAGAGGTTTCTAAAAAAGCAAGAATTATCTCAATGATAAAAGAAAATTTCAGCCCAAAAACTATTCTTGGGCAGGAGCTTATATTGTACAAGAACCTAAATGAGACTGAAGGCTTAGATGTATATACTGCTGAAAGACTCATACAAGAGACTAGGCAAGCTTATTCTAATTTTGATAAGAGACAAATATTTAATCATCAAACTGCGTTGATTAATGAAATCAACAAGACATTATCAAAATCTGTTTTTGCAAATTTTGTACCAAATTACAAGAACCTTGCAACTATAGCTCAAATTTTCAATGGAGAGCTTCCTGTCAAGGAAAAAGTGCTCCTAGAGAGGAAGCTAGTTTCCTCGATAGCCTCTAAAAGCCTCGAAGAGGACGATTCCAGAAATATGCCACACATTGATGGGCTGGTATATAAAAAGGTTATTGAAAACTTTAATAGCAAATATGATGGCGATTTGCTGACAGAACAGAAAACACTATTAAACCATTATTTGATGGCATTTAGTGATAATGGCTTATCTCTTAAGGTTTTCTTAAACGAAGAATTAGGTCGGCTGAATAAGTCATTGTCTGGGATGCTAAATTCTGAAGAGATCTCTAAGGACAAAGACATGCACCAAAAGACCAGAATGGTATTAAAAAAGCTCTCAGAGATTAAGAATAAGAAAATAGATGCTAAGACAATTCACGATGTACTTAAGGTACAAAGCCTTATATCTGAGGTTGAGAAATAATGGCAGACATTCATGTCGACATAGAATCTAAGGCCCAAAAAGAGGCGACAGGCATGCCACCCATGCCGCCTATGCCGCCTATGCCAGAGCCTCCAAAGAAGAAAATTATCTCAATAGATATGAAGGCAAGAAAAACCCTGGCCGGCGATATCATGATACCAGATCATGCTGATGTTGATGTAGTTTTAATGTTGAAAACGGGAAAGATTATCTCTTTTCCGAAAGAAGAATTAAACGACATTGCTTACGGCGCCCAGAATCGGCTTTTTAAACATTTATCAAAAAAAGGCATAATTATTCCAGATTCAATTCAGGGAGGCAATGTGTATGGTTCCCTAGAAGCTCAGATGATCGCTAGCGAAGAATACAACACTGTAAATCTGGCAATTATTAATATATCGAAATGGATAGACGAAGAAAAACCATATTTTGAGTTTGGTGATGAATATGAGGAAATGACATCAGACCGGTTCACAGACCCAGAAGATGAAGAGTCAACTGAACTTGGAGAGGTGCCACACGACGACACAAAAGGCACCCTCCGGCCTGGTTACAACTACGGCCCTTACTGGCAAAACTATACTTATTAGAGGTTAAGTTGGAACTTTTATATTTTGTGCTCGCTGCCTATGGGATGACGCAACTATTGTGTTACGGCTTCATCTTCAAAAAGATTCGGCCCAAACATCACTTCTTCCATTGCCCAATGTGTGTAGGCTTCTGGGTGGGAGTTTTTTTGTGTGGAATAAACGGATGTACGGAACTATTTACATTTGAACACACTATCGCTAATTATTTTGTTTTGGGCTGCGTAAGTTCGGGAACATCTTATGTTTTCAACATGATATTCGGAGACTGTGGGCTCAACATTCAACTTTCAGGAGAAGAAAATGCGAAGAATGAACATTCCACCAGTTCGTCGTTGTTGTAAAGGCTCTTAGCTCGTGCGGGTTGCGCCCGCGTTTTATTTTTTGGAGATTAGAAATTGTCGAATAAAATGGTTTTAACTGAATACTATGCACTCTGCGACGGAGGAGTCTGCCAAGATCTTCTAACCGAAACAGAGAAGCAAGAAATGAACGACGGCAAAGCTTTCTATATGACTGGCGTTATGCAGAGAGCAGATGCCAAGAATGGCAATGGCCGCATCTATGGCAAAAAAGTTCTTCAAAGAGAGATCGAGAACTACCACAAACTCGTCAAAGAAAGACGAGCACTTGGAGAACTCGACCATCCAGATGATTCAGTTATCAACCTAAAGAATGCATCTCACCTCGTCACCGACATTTGGTGGAACGGTGACGATGTAATGGGAAAGGT